TATCTTTCCGGACACAAGGACTCGGGTGGACTTCAAGACATATACGCAGTTCAGTAATAACCAAACAATCCTAGAGGGTTTTGAGTTCGGTTTCCGTAACCCTACGGGAACAAATATAGGAGCTTGGCTGGACGAATACTTGGGGGATGCTGCTTTGGTCAACACCCTGCGCTTTCGTCTTGCGACCAGGGATAGTAAAATGCTTTTGGGGTTCACGCCGATTGATGGGTACACGCCCTTCGTTGCGGAGTACCTCAAAGGAGCTGAGACTCTAGAGACTAAGTCCGCGTCCTTGCTGGATGGCGAACAGGTTCCAGTGATTCAATACAGCCCTGAGCGAGATGCTGGTGTTGTTTACCTGCACTCCGACGAGAACCCGTTTGGTGGCTATGACCGCATAGCTAAAGATCTCAAGAACGCCAGCCGTGATACCATCATGGTCCGTGCCTACGGACTACCTACGAAGTCAATGACTTCACTGCTACCAAACTTCAGCCCAGAGGTCAATGTCCTTAGCGACAAGCCAAACAAATACGGTATGTCTTTCCCCGACAAGGACTCACTGACCTGGTATCATGTAGTTGACCCAGCATTCGCTAGGAATTACGTGGCAATATGGGCAGGGGTGTCCGAGGACGAAGAGATCTTCATACGCAGAGAGTGGCCGGACAGGGATACCTACGGCGAGTGGGCCTTGTTCGGTGATCCCAAGTGGCGCAAGGGTCCAGCTGCGGACAAGATAGGCTACGACGTCGAGAGGTACTGCGAACTCTTTCAGGACATAGAAGAGGAACTAGGTATCGAGGTCACAGAACGTATCGGTGACTCCAGGTTCTTCGCTAAAGAGAATGAGAACAACGTGGATCTGTTCACGGCATTTTATGATTTCGGTATGAACTTTACACCGTCAGACGGACAACAGGAGGGTATCGGTAACACCAGTTTAGACGACTGGTTCTTCTATAATCCGAACTACGACCTTGATCCCGCCAACAGACCGAGGTGCTACGTGCATGAGGACTGCGGGAATCTCATTGAGAGCATGATTAATTACAATGCAGCCGGCAAATCCGACGAAGCACTCAAGGACTTTTTTGACCTCATCCGTTATTTGCGAATGTCGAATGGCGGTATGGGTCCGGACTACTTTGCATCCTCCGATATGGGGATCACCAGAAAACAACAAGGAGGGTACTAATGAAAGTAAAACTAACTGAGTTCGCCGAGTATCACGATACTGACTTCGACGAAGCTCTAAAAATAGCTAAAGAAAAACTACCGCAGGAATACATCAGCGGCAAAGGCAGGAACACTTGGATCAGCCCAGAGGGACAGGACATCCTATGCGATGGTCTGCTCATTAACGAAATAATACCTAAACACTTCAGAGGCAAGGTGTTATCAATTTGTCCGAATCCTAGATTCAACATGGTTCACTTCGTAGAGATTGGCAAAAAGGTTCCTGTTCTGATGCCTAACAGGTTGAAAGATAGGTTCTTAGGTAAGATAATCTGTTTTGAGGTAATTGAATCCGAGACAGGAGTCAGCTATCGTTATGTCAAAGGTTGACAGCACAAAGATATTTTATGACAGGAATCCTCGAACTGGACAAGTAGAGGACGAGAACCTGACGTTGGATTACAAGTGGAACCAGCAGAACAGGGATCGTCTTATAATGTGGGAAACATTCAAGCGATACGTAAAGCATGAATCAAAAGTCCCTATGACAAACATAGAGTTATGTGATAAGATAGGCAGTTCTAGGACTCATCTTGCCAGCATGATTCAACTAATTAAAGATAGACTAAATGCAGAACAATAATATTTCAAATGCACTTACTTATGTAAGTGAAGAGCCGGACATAAAAACACTCCGCTTTGCTTACGAGCAAACTATAACGGAGCTTGAATCCTATTTTGATTTATGTCGTACAAGTTACGATGACAGGCGCAACTGGTGGCCGGGCAAGAGCCGCGATCATAGAAAGCACGGATCGGATGCGTTTCCTTGGGAGGGTGCAAGCGATACTGAGTGTCACCTCATTGATGAACGTATTACAAAACTTTCATCCCTATTTATTTCTGCACTCAAGAGGGCTAACGTCCGAGCGTTCCCCGTGGAAAGTGGGGACATCGCTCGCAGCAAACTCGTGTCAGGCTTCCTCAAGTGGATGATACGATCTGGATACATCCCCCGCTTTTACAGGGAGATGGAACTAGGTGCTAACTATCTGTTAGAGCGTGGACTTTTAGTTACTTACGTTGGGTGGCATATGGAAGATAGATCTTTTGAGCAAGAGATTGACCTTCAACAGATTGCACAAATATCCCCACAAATTTTTCAAGCCGTAGAGCGTGGTGAAAACGATGAAGAGTTAGCCCTACTTCTGCAACAAGTTTTTGACGGCGTTACAGAAAAACGAGCAAAAACCGCACTCAAAGATCTACGTAAAAAAGGAATGGCGAAACTGCCCGTAGTGCGCCGTCAAATCAATTGTCCCGAAGTCAAAACCCTAGCACCCGATGGTGACTTTGTTTTTCCTCCGTATGTCACTGACCCGCAACGCGCACCGTATTGTTTCTGGAAAACGTATTACACTCCGCAAGAACTAGAACTCAAGGTAACAACCGACGGTTGGAATCAGGACTTCGTAGATATAATGATCGAAAGATACCGAGGCGTAAACATTGATAGCCTTGAGCGATACGAAGAAGGCCGTCGCAGCATGAGCCTAACGGATACCGCATACGAAGCGGATGAACTCATTGAAATTATTTACGGATACCAAAGACTAATTAACGAAGAAGATGGCTCCGAAGGAATTTACTGCACAGTATTTCATAAGAACTTTGATGGAGATGTTGTAACTGGGACTCCGGGATATGCAAAGTTCGAGCTACTAAATGGATACGAGGATTATCCAGTAGTAGTGACACGCTTGTCCGAGGACACAAAGCGTCTCTATGATGTATCCACCGTTCCCAGTATTCTTCGTGGTATTCAGAACCAAGTAAAGGTAGAGCGTGATTCACGGATTGACCGCAATAGTCTAGCTACCTTGCCCCCAATCCTGCACCCAGTAGGCCAAGCACCCAATGACTGGGGACCAGGTCGTATGATTCCATACCGCCGCAAGGGTGATTTGGACTTCGCTCCGACTCCTGCCTACAACCAAGGTTCTCTTGAGATGGAACAGACGCTACTCAATCAAGCTGACCGAATGATTGGACTGGATCCAAACGATCCCATGTCTCAATCGAGGCAGCAGTTCATGGTTGACAAATACCTAACTCATGTATCCGAGGTAATTCGTATGGCATATAAATGCTTCCAGCGATTCGGACCAGACGAAGTGTTCTTCCAAGTTACTGGTATCCCTGATCCCCAAGTAATGAACAAAGGGAACCCGAACGAGAACTTTGACATCATGATTAACTTTGATGTGCTTGACACTGACCCAGAAACAGTAGAAAAGAAACTACAGGGATTCGTTGCATTGAATCAACTTAATGTAAATAACCGAATGAATGTTGATGGATTACTTGATATTGCAGCCGCTAGTATTGATCCAGTCATGGCTGACGCGGTTCTACAACCTGCACAAGATGCTCAACAAGAAATGGTTAAGAATGTTACCGATGACCTTACAAAGATTTTTGCAGGTATTGAAATGCCAGCTCGCCCTACAGGCGCACAGATTGCTATGCAAGTTATTCAGCAATACGCCCAGCAGCCTGACATCCAGCAACGCCTACAACAAGACGAAGCATTCCGGGGACGTATGGAGAAATATCAAGGTCAATACACCTTCCAGATGCAGCAAGCACAGAACGCCCAGATTGGTCGAGTTGGCACAGCCCCTGCACAGATGGGTAGTATTAATACTCAACAAATGTAATGGCTGACAATAAGACACCCAAAGAGTTTGCTCAAAAAAGAGCGTCCGATAAATTGTTTGGTTTTAAGATTAGAAATAAATTATCTCTTGGAGAGGATAAATTTTTTTCTGGTAGACCAGAGGTAGCGGGTATGGCTGCTGAGGATAATACTATTATTTTAAACCCATATAGCCCTTTGTCTAAGAAACAATTAGGGGCTGTTGCTCAAAATGAAGCACTTAGGCTTAAAATGAGAAAAGAAGACTTTACGCCCAGTATTGACATTACGGATAAACAAAGGGATTTCTTCAAAGGAAGTGAATATGAAAACGATCCCAAAGCAATGCGTCAGACTATCTTTGCTCGTATTTATAGTGGTGATTCTAGCGCAATGGCTACACCCGAACAAAAAGAAGCTCTTAAAAAATACTTATCAGATGGCAGATAATATGACAGCCCAACAGTTTGAGAATCAGCGCGTAAAAAAGCAAAGAGCCAAAAATTATTACGATATGCTGTCTCTTAATGAGGGCAATAAGTCTAGGGTTTATAAAGATACTGCTGGTAATCGCACCATAGGGATTGGATTCAATCTTGAAGATGCTGGGAATCGTAAGTTTCTCAAGCAACAGGGTATCGACATCAATGAGTTATTTGCTGGTCGAGAGCTTACCGACAGAGAAACAAAAATCCTTTACAATCATAGCCTTACTCAAGCATTCAAGGACGCTCAGTCCTATGATCCTAACTTTGCCAAAAGACCAGAAGCAGTAAAGATGACTCTAGTTGACATGGCCTTTAATCTTGGTTTAACAAAACTAAACAAATTTGTTAAGATGAAGAAAGGTCTTATGAACAATGACTACAATACGGCGGCTGATGAAATGGTTAAAAGCAACTGGTACAAGCAGGTAAAGTCCAGGGGACCTAGGATGGTTAATGTAATGCGTTCTGCCGCAAAATAATATGAATATCCAAGACGATATAAAAACACTTCATAACTACGAAGCTTTTGCTCGATTCATGAAGATGGTTCATGACCTCAGAGAGGAAGCCATAGAGGAGCTGCACGAGGCTAGTATCGAAAACATTCAACAAATATCCGGGCGGATTATTACCTATGATCAGCTATTACAACTATCAAGCTGGCAGGAACTAAGTGTCCGTCACCGTGAACATTTCTAGGTCGAGCAACAACTGTTCACCTATGTTATATTAACGTATCGCAATCTCTCGGCGTAAATGAGTGGAACTTATGACAGATGAAATCACGACTGCTGACTCTGGGGCAGATCAAATACCAGTGGACAATACTAATATATCCGTAACGGATTTTGCAAATCGTCGATTGGGCGAGATGAAATCTCAGCAAACCGCTGAGGAAGAATCACAGCCAGTTGCCGAAGAGCCAACGGAAGAGACACCCGAAGAGGTCACTGAGGAGACTGAGGAAACTCAAGAAACTCCAGAGGCTGAGGAAGGTGAACCAGAAGTTGAATCAACATCCGAGGATGTTCTTTCACAGATTGATTTGGACAACGCGTCCGAAGAGGAATTACGGGAACTAGCTGATAAGTTAGGCAGTAAAGCTGTAGCTCGTTTTGGGGAACTTACCGCAAGACGCAAGGCTGCAGAAGAGAAGCTGGCTAAACTAGAGGCTTCGCTTCAACAGCAAAATCCCCTTGAGTCAAAAAAGAAAATAGAAAATAACCCATTTGGGGATTTAGATTCTATCGAGAGCCTTCAAGCTAAGGCCGAAGAGGTAGAGCAAATAGTCAACTGGGCTGAAGACCTTCTTTTTGAAGGTGCTGACTATGCGGCTGACGATGTCATTACTGAGATCGAAGGCAAAGAAATGACCAAGGCACAAGTCCGTAAATCTTTACTACAGGCGCGTAAGGCTCAAAAGACCTTTCTTCCTGATCAACTTTCTAAAATACAAGCCAAAGAAACGGCTGCAAATATGGAAGTTGCTTTCAAACAGAGAGCGAAAGAAGAGCTATCCTGGCTAGAAGGTGAAGACAATGATGTCCGCAAACAATACGAAGCTACAGTCAACGATGCTCGTTTTCAAA